CGGTAAGATAAAGGATGTGAAAGTAGATGATGGCAGTCAGTACTTCTGGAAGTTAAACGAAGGTCCGGGAACTACTATTGCTGTTAACTCAGGTTCGGTATCTGCTAACGGTACTTATGTTGGAATAAGCGACAGTGATTGGGAAGAAGTATGTCCCTAAACAAAAGGCCACCCTAGGTTTACTTAGGGTGGCCTTTTTGTTAACTTTTCTTACGAGGTTTTCTAGGTTTACTTGTGGTTGCCTTAGGTTTACTCACGGGTTCCTTAGGTTTACTCACGGGTTCCTTAGTGGTTGCCTTAGGTTCTTCTACTTCAATTAAAGCATAAAATGTACCGTTAAGAACCAGAAAGTTAATCACCTGTTTAACTTCGGGTTTATTTAGAAGCCTTTCCAGCTGCTCTGAGTCACGTCCTGATATCATTTTATACATGATAACTCCTTAGTATTACTTGATTTTAGCATAAATTTCCCTGTTAGTCAATAGCATATCGTTCATAATCAGCTAAGTATTTCTCTGCTGACGCTTCACCGTACTTTGTATTCCAGTATTTCTTAGCGTATTCTGCTCGACCTACGTTGTCCTTAGGAATAGATCCCGGTTTTCGGTAATAATAAATACGTGCCATAATAGTAGCGTACTTAAGATCCCATTCCAGAGAACCCCTACGGTACATCTTTAAGTAATCACTGACAGGTTTCCTGAACTTAATCCAGTTCTCCCAAGTGTCCGCTTCGGTTTTCCCTTCCATACCGTAAGGACCTCTCGCAGGTCCTCCACCAATTTGCCTAAGGTAAGTACCGTGGTGACTCTCGTGTGCTGCCGTCATCAACAGTAACTCTACTGCTTCTTCACTATAAGGAATACCCGTGGCTGTGTCCAGTTCCTTAAGTGTTTGTTGAACGAATGTTCTCATTTGTCCTGCGTTAATCATGAATTCTCCTATGGCCTCCGTAGAGACCAGTAATAGTAGTAAGTAAATTAACCTTCGCATGCCTTACATTCCCCACTAGAAGCAGAGACTCCCGCTTGGGATCTCATGTAGTACAATGCTTTGATACGTTCATCTTCAAAAGCTAACTGATGGACTTCACTTATGTATTCCTCGGGAGCGTCTGCGACGAAGAATAAGTTTAAGCTTTGCCATTGGTCAATATCAGGAGAACGTTCCGCTGCTAACCGGATCAACACCTTCTGGTCAATCTCGTAAGCAGTCAGGAATACTCGTTTCTCTTCCTCAGTTAACCAGTCTAAGTGCTGAACAGACCCATTGTTTTCAATAATTGATTTAACGATTTCTTCGTCCCACCCAACGCGTTCCTTCGCGAGATCCAGAAATACAGGGTTAACGCGATAGATTTCCCCTGCTGCCGAAGGCTGGTTATACACGTTCGCGACGACTGGTTCAATCCCTTGTGAAACTCCTCCACACAATAATGCTGAACTGGTGTTGGGAGCGACTGCCACCAAGTGAGTATTGCGTCGTCCAAGTCCTCGACAGTAGTAAGGCTCACCAAGTGTTTCCGCAAGATAGCTTGTTGCACGTTCAGCTTCAGATCGGATTCGAGAGAAGATTTCTCTGTTGAGTTTACTGGCTGCATACGAATCAAGTGGAATCCTCTTTTGTTGTAGTAATGTATGGAAGCCTAAGGCGCCTAAGCCTAACGGACGTCCTCGTTCTGTGCCGCGTACGGCTTTCTCAAGTCCCGGGATATCCTTGGCTAACTCTAAGAACTCACTGGCCACACAATCCAAGAACACAATCGAATCAAAGATTGCATCGGTGTCCTTCCACTCGTCCCACTTGGTCAAGTTAAGACTTGAGAGAACACAGGTGTATGTCTCGTCTTCGTCACTGTGTAACATGATCTCCGTACACAGGTTACTTGCTTTACAGCTTAATCCGTGAACTTTGTAAGACAGCGGATTCTGTCGGTTAATCTTGTCCACAAAGTAGAAGTACCCTTTACCCGTGATTGCTTTGACTTGTAAAGCTCGTTGATATCGTTCGACAGCGTCTGTGTCCTCTCGATCCAACCTTTCAATGAATTGATCTGTAATAATCCAACCGATGTTGAGGTCATCCCCTTCGTGCAGCAGTTTATCAGCGAGTTCAAAGAAGTCTCCGTGCGTAATCTCGATGTAACCCGCCCAAGCTCCTCGTCGTGAAGTACCTTGAGCAACGTCTCGCATGACTTGGACAAAGTCGTTAAACACCGGAAGTACTCCCGTTGCAGTACCACCTGAACTGATCGGTGCGCCTCGTTCTCGGATTTCTCCCATGTACGCTGAAGTTCCGAAACCGTTCTTCGTAAGCATCGCAGATTCATGTTGATTTCTGTAAAAACTGTCAATGGAGTCTCCTACAAATTGACCTGAGCAAGACACAGGTAACCCTTTGTTAGTCCCTGTGTTTGAAGCTACTGGTGTTGAAGCAGCAAGATGTCCCTGCCACAGTAAGTTAAAGAACTTAGTTTCCCAAGTATCGCTGTCAGGCATATGACGAGAAAGGGTGCTAGCGATGCGCTGGAACGTGTCTCGCAAGCCTACGGCCTCATGTAAGTACTTTGCCTTAAAGAGTTGCCAAGAGGGCGTAGTGAACCACTCAGGGACGTGTCCTTGGGCCTGTAGTTCCTTACGTTCTTTACTTAGTTTTTGATAAATTGTTTCCATTAAGCAGTCCTCTTTTTCCACTTGAAGTTCTTAGGTTTCCAGTCGCGATTATATTCGTTACCAACTCCGACAAAGAAATCATGCAACTGTACACTATTGATTCCGTCGTAGAACCATTCCTTTATTACATTGTTGGATTCATCAAAGATAGGCTCTAAACCTAACCACTGTAAACATAGGTTTACACGGTGCCTTACGAATATCTTAAGGCTCTTAGCGCTGATACCTTCTACGTCATCGTCAGGTAACATACGTTCAATGATAATATCCTCGTGTTCTACTATTTGCTTAGCACAATTGTATAACTCACGCTCTTGCTCTAAGGTGTACTGGCCTTGTTGATACTCGTTGATTCGTGTCTTAGTAAGTAAAGCCCCTGCTTCACTGTGGAGGTTTTCGTCTCGGACACTGAACTTGACTCCAGCACACACGTTCTTAAGCTTGTTTTTTCCTGCGGACTGGAAGTGCAATAGGAAGGCGAAGCTGCTGTAAAGAATACCGCCTTCAACCATAGAGAAAGCACCGTGACTAACAACGGCATCAGGATGGCCAATGCAGCGGCCAATAAAGTCCATACGCGCGGACAGTGTCTCGTCTTCCTTGTATGCATTGTAGAACTCCTCGGTGTCTAAATTAAGGGCTGCGTTGAGGTTATTATAAAAGGGAGCATGTACGGCGTCCTCGGTAAAACCGAAGGTAGTACACATTCTCTCAAGACACGCTGGTTTATCATACTCGTTTAATGCCCGGCCTAACCAGTAGTTAGTTCCTGCGAGCTTCTCGTACAGTGTGAATAACTTAAGTAAGTAAATTACAGCGTGGGATTCGCTGGGTGTCATGTTGACTTTGATATCATGGATGTCTTTTGAAACATCAATTTCCTTAGGTGTCCACAGAACATCCTGTTGTGTTTCTGCGGCCTTAAGTGCCCACGGGTATTGAACTACGTAACCCTCGGTTGGTTCTAACAGCATTAAAGTAACTCCTGTGCTAACTCTTGGAAACCACCGATGTGGCGCTCGCTCTCTCCTTCTGTTACGAAGATTTGAGGTACTTTTCGTACTCCTTTCTCAATGAATTCCTTTTGGAAAAACAAGGAGCTAGGGGCATCCATGTAAGTGTAAGGTAAACCTTTGTCGTCCAATAATTCCTTGGCGTCATTACAGTAACTGCACTGTTGTGTTCCGTAAATCGTGTATTCTTTCATTTATAATCTCCGGGAGGCATTACGCCTCCTCCTTAGGTTCTTCTTCGGTTGCTCGTAAGTCAACCACTTGTATTTCGCTGTTGGTACTGACATCGAAGCGGGAAGCAATGATCACAGCTTCTTCTGCAGTTTTTCCAGAGGCCATAGCTCCTAACGCAAAGTCACTACCTGAACCGACAGCGAACGTTAAATCGTTTCTTAACTGGAAACTACAGTCCCCTGCGTAATGCCACAGCTTACCATCATAAGTTACCCCAAGGAAACTAGCTTGAATCTTTGCTTCCTTAAAGTCAATATTACGTACTTGGTCAATTTGAGTATATCCTTTGATTATATCTAGGATATCCATGCCGTCTTGGTAATTACCTGCGATTCCTATGACTAGAAAGGGGCCTTGATTAGTAAACAACTTCTGACAGTCTTCTTCGTAAATGAGGTCTCCAATGCAACTACGAGAGTCACTCACCATGATGTCATCTTTATATGCTATCGTTGTCATTCATTTCTCCTTCAAACGCTTTGACCCATTGCTTACACATGCCTGAACGAACGATGTCATCCGAATCAAACTCATGAAAACTTGCTTCAACCTTGTACTTCTTAGCGATGTCATGTAACCAACGTAAACCATCTACGTTAGTATCACGTTGCGTTCGATCGCCCATGAGAACCAAGGTACTGTTGTCGCCTTGGCGCGTCACGATAGCCTTGAGTTCATCTTTCGTTAGGTTCTGAGATTCATCAAATAGGATCCAACAGTTAGGGAAGCTTCGGCCCCTGATGGTTTCCAACGGTTGAATCTCAATGGCTCCGGTCTTAACAGCGTGTTCGTACATAGAGGCTCCTAAGAACTCTCGGAGAACATCAGTAATCGCGAGTAACCAAGGTGCCATCTTTTCTTCAACGGTGCCGGGGAAAGCCCCTAAGGACTTCCCTGTGCCTATGTTAGGTCGGCTTAATATGATCTTTTTAATCCGCTTATCTTTCAGTTCCTGCGCTGCTTTACCGGCAGTAACGTAGGTCTTACCTGAACCTGCGGGGCCTGTTACGATAACGCAGGGATCACCTATGAGCGATATCAAAAGGTTTCGCTGTTTATCGTTTTTAGGTTTCAGTGTTATCTCAGGTTGTTTCGTTGCCTGAACGTCTATGTAAACCAACTTACCTCGTTCGTCTTCAATAGCTCTGCCGAACTCAAGGTCGCGGCGTTGTCTTCTGTTTAAGCCTCTACCCATATTATTCTCCTAAAGTTTAGATACTACAGCAGCACTAAGGCCCGTCGCTGCCATTCCTAAGAGAGCAACACCGAGACTAGCAAAAGGTGCCCAAAAAGGAACACTTAGGGAAGTGAATAGTGACACAAGGAAACCTATGATAAGCACAGGGATTCCTAAGAAGCCTCCGTACATAGCGACTAAACTAACTAAGGTTACGATACTAAAAATAACAGCTAATAATGATTTCATTTAATTCTCCATTAGAGCGGCCCATGCGCTCGGGTATAGTGGTTTAATAATGTTTGATACTTCTTGTGCGAGATCCTGTATCTCCTTTTGAGCATGAGGATCCAATCGTTGTTTAGCGAACCTTGCGAAAGCCGCTAGGCTACCTGTCCAATACCAGTTAACCATACAGCCTTGAGGTAAGATGAAACGCGCTTGTTCTTCGCAGATACCCGCGTCTAACATATGCTCATAACAGTTAATCATATGCTTAAGCTGCCTTGTATAGATTTCTTGGAACGGTTTATTATTAATATGTAAACCACCCGATCCTTGTTTCTTATTGGCAGCAGCTTCTCGAAACTCTGGTACAAAGTACTCAGGGGTATAACTAACGTACCTCCGAGACTCCTCGTTCTCAACAAAGCCAAACTTATGCTTAAAGCACTGGGTACGTATCGGCACAGGAGCGGTCATTCTCAGTGTGATCGCCGTGTGTGCAAAAGGAGTCCAGTGTCCATGCTTAGCGAGGTACGTAAGTAACTTCTGGTTTTGTTCCTCGGTTCTCCCCTCGTCCCCTGCGTTAGCAAAGGACACTCGGGCAGCGTTAACGATTGACTGGTCGTTACCCATGTGATCAATTAATACTGCTTTCACAGTCCATTCTCCTTAAGTACCTTGAGGATATCCGGTGGACTCCATAACGGACTCTTAAGTACTTTCCCGTCTTCACGAAGGATCGGATTACCGTTCTCATCTGCTTTTGACATGTTCGAGCGTTGAACTTCTCTTAGCAAGGCGTCTATCGGGAAACCCCAAAGTCTCGCTTGTTGAGCAGTGACATAAATAATATCAGCTAAAGCGTCTGCTGTTTCTACGATGTCACCTTTATCAAACGCGTCGTTTAACTCTTGTAGTTCCTCAAGAATCAAATTGTTCATGAGAGTAGCGCCAGCTTCGTCAGGTAACGTTGGTTTATCCTTGGCAACACCGGGCTTAAAGGTGGTATTAAATTGGTCTACTTGTTGTTCTAGCATTGGCCATACTCCAAGAAAGAAAGGAACACTGCGTTACACGCTACGTGATCAATGTGAGGTAAACCGCTGTCAGGGTCTATTGTTTCCCCGCGCTCAATGGCAGCTAAGTGTCGCAACAGTGCGCCTTTGTAACGCTCTGGATTCACTTTCTTCCAATTGTTAGGTTCGTACTTCTGTGCACCAAAGGTTAATACCTTAGACACACTCTCCATTACAGTCATAGGGAACAATTCCATCATAGCTTTGTTACCGTCTGCTTTCATGCCGCCAGACTCCTCGACGACTAATTTTTCCTGATCTTTCCTGAGTTCAATCTCTGCTTTCGCGTTTGCGATCTCATCGTGCACTATTGATCGTTCTTCCATTAGTTCAATACCAGCTGATCTTAAATCACCCATTAGTTACTCCTTAAAAAACACAGGGAATAATTTCTTTATCCTGCGTTTCCATTGATTATCTGTTATTTTCTCCATGCGTACCATGATGAATTCCTCACCCTTAGTCACATGATCCTTCAATGCTTCAATTTCGAATACTTGACGGTCATCGAATGAAAGTACTTTCTGCATAGCATCGAGTAAAGGCTTGAAGCTGTTATCGAGGTCACTGAGTTTACTTGAGTAACCTACGATTAAGGACAACTTATATTTATCCTCCTTATCCACTTCAAACCGAAACTTCTTAAGCGCATTGAATACTGCTAGCTTATACCTTTTGTATTCTGCTGTGTCCACTTTCCTCTGTGCGTAGTGCATTTTGTTAGCGGACAGTGCCTTAAAGGGCATTCGTACTTCCAAGACCGTTTTAGGCGAGGCCAAAGTAAGTCTTAATTCCAGTTAAGTCAATCTCAGGGTACTTTTTGATCAACTTACGTACACCCTTAAAGGATAACCCTAGGCGTACCTGAGCTGATTTTTCGTACTGCTTATAGTAGGTAGCATATGGCCATTGAGCAGTGACTTGTTGCATTGTAAGTCGTTCGGCTTCTTCTGGCGGTAGCTGATCTTGAGTTAGCAGGAATAGCATGTGCCATGTCTTGCGTTTCAGGAATTGCTTCTTCGTAATTTTTTGCATTAGATATCCTCAAATTCATTGGAACCAAAGGCCATAGTTTCGTACTCGACCTGTATGTGTTTTATTTTGTACATCTCTCGTTTTAATTGGACTCCCTCAGGTAACTCCCTGAGCATCCAAACGAGATCAAATGTTTCATGATAACGATACTCACCAAAATCGTCTCCTGCGTCATCATCGTACTGCGTGATGTATAACTCAAGTACATTCTTGGCGTAATCCTTAGGATCCCACTCGTCTAATAGTTTCTCAACACGTGCTTTCCCGAAGGACTGGCAGGGTATTGGTCTGTATTTTCGTTGGTGTTCCTCGGACTTGAACCTCATTTCCCACTTGGCGGCATGAGATAGTCCGGGTATGTTATCCGTACTAAGGTCACCTAAGAGTACTTGTCTCCAAAGGTTCTTGTGTGCTTCCTGTTCAGTGATAACCATGAGTTCGTTAGTGTTCATATTAAAGTGATGGCCGGGATACTGCCAGAGGTCTTTATCCTTAGTAGCAATTACTGTGGTAACCTCGGGATCATCCTTGTACCATTCACTCACGATAGTTAAGGCATCATCTGCCTCGATTCCTCGCATCATTTGGAAACCAAATTCTTTCTGCAAGTAGTCTCGAATTTCCTCGTAAAATGAGGGTTTATCTCGGTTAGTCTTACGTTGTCCTTTGTAAGGCAGGGTGGTGGCTCGTTTAACTCGAAAGTTACTTTTGCCTTCCGTAAGGAAACCCATGTAATGAGTACATTGAGTCCCTTTCATGATCCGCTTTACAATTGTTTTGACTATTTGAGAAACTTGGTACCAATTGAGATACTCGCCGTCCTTCTCCTTACGATCTACACAGAATGCAGCTTCGTAAACAATAAGGTCAGCGTCAATTAGCGCAAGTTTCTTCATAGATTAAGGCCCTGTGTACTCGTTATCCACAGGTAACCCGTCGGGATCCTTCTCGATGCCTTCGTTCACAGGCTTACCGCGATCCAGTAGTTTCATCATTTTATCTGCTCCTCGTTCTTGTGCTTCAAGTTGCTTAGGACGATTCATGCGTTTCCATGCGCTACGATTCCGTCGTCCCTCGAAAGCTTTTTTACGTTTGTAATCTGCGGATACCTTGTCGGCAACGCCTTGGATATACGATTCTTCTTCCGGTGTTGGGATGTACCCTTGGTTATCTTCGGTCATACTGACTCCTCTGTTTTATCATCTCGAATACGTAAGAACCTTGGGTGTCTAAACTTCTTACCACTAGTCCACTCCATGAATTCTACCTCAATTAATTGCTTTGTCAACCATTGATTTCCACCATTGTCAAACATACTTTGCCACCACTCACGGTCATGATCAGTGAAGCCTGTCCCAACCTTACCATAGTTTGTAAGTAAAGCTCCCATGCGTCCTTCGTGTTTCCCGGTTCCTTTTTGGAATCCAGTAACAAAGACATCTGCGGTTTCCTTAGGTTTAACTCTAAGCCACTTAAGCCCTTGCCGTAGCATAAGTCCTTCGTCTTTTCTAGCGATAGCCAATTGTAATTGATCATCTATGTAGTCTGCGGTTGGGTTGTCAATCGTATGTAAGTACAAGCGAGAATCCAAAGGAACCAAGCTATATACTTTGTCGAGGGGTACTCGCGAACCATTGACCGAAGACCGTACCAAGCCCATACTCGTCTCCCAGTCGGTATCGAAAATCTCTGCATCCACTATCTCCTTTGGTACATCTTGCAGATTGTATAACGGTTTACCGCTTCGAGACACAGGGTTTCCCTCTGAGTCTCTCAGCATTCTTGCGCCATCAATTTTACGAGTGAATTCCCAAGTTCCCTTGAGATCATCACCTTTCCAATTGACGGCCTTGTTTTCACCCATGATTTTACCTTTAGGCATTGTTTTCCTCTGCGTCTAATTTAGTAGAAACGTCAGAAAGTTTTGCAACGTTATCAATGAGTTCATCAAGATTACGGCTCAGTGCTTCGGTCGTCCGGTCTCTAGGTAAAGACGCTA